TTTGAATATCTCTATCTCAAACTAGAGACTTTACAAAACAGGGATTTTGTGTATAATAATGATATCTTGGGGGCGTAACGGTATCGATTGGATAAAATTTGGTATAATTAGCAAGTAGTGGTTGGTGGAAAGGCCACTTTAAAAATCTACCAAATGCTTTAACTGGCAATAATCAGTTAGCCCTTGCTGCTTAATTAAATAACAGCAACAATCTTAGAAAGCGATGAAGGTAGCGTTCAAAAGATTGATGTAAAATCCTTCGGCTGCTAGAATAACCAACGGGTTCTAGCCTGAGATTAGTTGGTACGGAAAGATGAATGTTGTTTGTTCTTTAATCTTTCTCAAAACTTATGAACAAAATAAACTTGTAGAGGTTATATTAAAGTTATCACAAGACGGGGATTCGACTTCCCCCGCCTCCACTTAATATAAAGAAAGAATAATATGAGTTTATGGAAAAAGTTTTGGAAGAAACTAAAGAAAGAAGAAACTCAAGATTCTGAAAAAATACAAGAAGATAAGTATCTGAAAAAGTTAAAGAAAAAACTCAAGAAATACAAATGAGAAAAATTTGTACTTATTGTGGCAAGCGGAAAAATCTTAAAAGTTTTCCCAAACACAGTATGTACAAAGATAATCTAGATAGTAGATGCAGACACTGCATTAAAAAACATAGCAAAGTAAGAAGCAAACTACATAAAAATGCTCCAATAAAACCAGAAGTTTGTGAGTGTTGCGGTAAAGTTCCCTTCAAATGGTGTTTGGATCATGACCATAGTGATGATAGTTTTAGGGGCTGGCTCTGTGAGCCTTGTAACACTGGACTAGGAAAATTAGGAGACGATTTAGATGGTGTAATTAAAGCTGTAAACTATTTGATAATGACAAAAAATAGGAATCAGCAAAATGAATCTTTACAAAAAATGGATTCAACATCTAAAAGAGAATAATATGACATATACTGAGCATCTTATTTTTGCTCTTTTTTATGGATGTACTTGTTTATTGGCCGGATTTTATCTTATCGTACACTCTGTTTTGCCATGTTTTTTTCCAACAGCAGGAAGCGATTTGGTCACAAAATTAAGCAAACGATTCAAGGAACAACACTAGATTGTCGATACTTGACAATAGGATTGGCGTATGGTAGAATACGCTAAACACAGGAGACTATTTGGATGATTCACGATTTTAATTATGTTATGGGAATGGTGCGTGATCTTAGGGCCACTAGTAGCACTAAGGATAAGGAAGGTATTATTCTGGATTATTGTGGACACAATAGTGCCGCAGCATCTTTCACCAAGAATATTTTGCTTTATACCTATCATCCGTTGTGGCAATACAATGTTACTAGTGATAATCTCAAGAAGAAGAATCATCTTGTAGCCAGAAAAAATGAATACAAAAATTTCTTTGATTTGCTTGATGCTCTAAAGAGTCGAAAGATTACTGGACATGACGCTATCTCTGCTGTGAATAGTTTTATCGAACACTATTCCGAATACGAAGAACTTATCCATTGTATTATCGACAAAGATTTGAAAACCCGTGCTGGTGATAAGATTATCAATAAGGCTATTCCTGACCATATTCCAGAGTTTAGTGTTGCTCTGGCAGATAAGTACGAGCCTAAACTTGTAGATTGGAAGGATGGGTGGTATGTTAGCAGAAAAATTGATGGTGCTAGATGTGTTGCTATTGTTGATAGCAATGGTGATGCTACCTTCTATTCCCGCACGGGAAAAGAATTTGATACTCTTGCTATTGTTAGGGCCGGTATTAAGGCTCTTAACATTACTAATGTAGTATTTGATGGCGAACTTTGTCTGGTTGACGATGATGGTAATGAAGATTTCCAAGGAGTAATGAAACAACTCAAGAAGAAAGATCATACTATTCCTAATCCGTCTTTTAAAATTTTTGATATGATTACGCACGATGAATTCTATAGTAAGAAAGGTGAGAAGAATCGCCCATATTCTATTCGATATAGTAATCTACGAGAAGTAATGAGAGACAATACTTGTGCTTGCCTTAGTGTGCTTGGTCAAGAACTTATCAAAGATGATGACCATTTTCAAGAGTGGGTTAAAAAAGCATCAGATTGCGGTTGGGAAGGAATAATGGTGAGAGCAAACGAACCCTATAAAGGCAAACGTAGCAAAGACCTACTGAAAGTTAAAAAGTTTTTTGATGATGAATACGTTGTTTTTGATGCTGAATTTGGCCCATTCCGATATGTTAAAGATAGTGCAGAATGTGAAGAAACTATGCTATCTTGTGTGTTTATAGAACATAAAGGACATATTGTTAGAGTTGGTAGTGGCTTTAGTATAGATCAACGACAAGAGTTTTATGCTGATCCAGATCAAATTGTCGGACAAACAATCACAGTCCAATATTTTGAAGAGACTAAGAACCAAGAAGGTGGAATTAGTTTGCGTTTTCCCACGTTTAAAATTCTGCATGGTAACACTAGGTCGATATGATCCAAATTTATAAAGATCCTCATTATATACATAAATTTGCTATATACGGAGAGAGACATTCTGGAACCAACTTCTTAGAACAAACAATCAAACAGACATTTCATATAGACATTACCCATTTTTTTGGCGGTAAACACTGGATGGGATTTGCAGAACCAAATTCTATTCACTATAAAGATAGAGGTATTTTATTTTTTGGAATAGTTAGACATCCATATGATTGGATTAGCGGATTCTTTAATATGCCGCACCATGTTCCAAGAAACAACAGGAATAAACTTGAAGATTTTTTATTAAATGAGTGGTATTCTGTAGACTCAAAGAATCAAGAAATCATGCAAGATAGGAACTATGAAACAAAACTTAGATATAAAAATATCTTTGAATTAAGAAAATATAAAACAAAATATCTATCAGAAACCATGCCACTAATTGCACAAAATTATGTGTTAATTACCTACGAGTTTCTTGTCAACTATTATGACAAATTTTTAAATATTATTTCTGATAGATTTAAACTCTTAAAAAGAGGTACTGGGAGTAGACCTTTTTACAAACCATATGCAATATTAGATGACCATATTAAAAATATTGTTAATTCTCACATAGACTGGTCTGTAGAGTCTGTGTTTGGCTACTACCCTAGATGAACTAAAGAATAGTACTTGACAAGTCGATACTCTTAGTGTAGAATCACAGCATAACCCATTGGAGACTACTATGATTGTTGAGAACACTGTTATCCCGATTCAGAATACTACTCTTGATAAGAGCAAGGCTGATATTTTCTTCGCTAATTTTCCGCGAGATAAGGTTGTAGCATACAAGGACTATTGGGAAAGTGTGCGTCCACAAAATGTGGAAGATATTTTTCGTCGGTATCTCTTTGCGTTTTGCTCCGTTCATACGACATGGAAGGGTAATTGTGCCGGATATAATGCTATCAAGAATTTTGCTGAGTGGGTTAACGATCAAGAAGCATTGAAGGAAAAACTCCACAAGAGCGGCGTTGGTCTACACAATAATCGCACAAAGTATATTTGGGATTTTGCCACAAAGTTTTGGGCTAATCCTAAAGACTTTTATTTTACATCAAAGAAAGGCCACGTTAAGAAGCGTGACGAAATCGTAAACAAGATTAGTGGTATTGGTTTGGCTAAAGTTAGTTTTGCTCTGGAAATGATTCATCCTAATGAGGCACGAGTATTGTGTGGTGACGTTCATCAACTTCGCCTTTACGATATGGAACATCTGAAGTATAATAAGAGTAAGAGTGGAACCGATTCTTACAAGAAGATGGAGCGTCATTGGGTAGTAAACTGCGGAAAGCATAAAATTCCACCGTATATTGCTCGTTGTCTTTATTGGGATAATCTTCAAAAGAAAGATGATAGTCGTTACTGGAGTTTTGTTTTGGAGTCATAAATATGAGTCAAAATGGTAAAGGGGATACTCCTAGACAAAAAGGAGTATCATGGAAAGTTTGGGATAAAAATTACGAACAAATTTTTGGTAAGAAACAAAAAAAATCAAGTTGGGCAGTTGACAAGCCGATAAAGGATGATAGAATACAAGAGTCTAAGCGAGAGGATCAGTCGCGTGACTGACTCGCAAAGACGGTTGGTTGTTTAAGATTTGGAGGTTGATTATGGCTGAAGTTACTAATGTTGAGAAGCAGAGTCGTGTTCGTTGTGGTGATGAGGCTTTTCTTGAGGCGGTATATTCGTCCAAGACTTATGCTGAGATTGCTACTAAGACTGGTCAGAAGGTTGCTAGTACGATGGCTCGTTTTGCTCGTACAAAGGCCGCTCTGGCTAAGAAGGGTATTGAACTTCCTAGTATGGAACGTGCGAAGCCTACCAAGACGGTGGATAATGTCGAGGCTATGGCTGAGTTTGTTCGTCGCCTCAAGGCTCATAATAACGGCTGAGAGTCGATTGGTAGTCGGCTACAACATTTATAACGGATGAGGTACACAAGCATAATCAACCTCAGACTTGTATTGTTGTGGTCGATTACTTTTATGCCGGGGTGGCGAAATTGGCGAAACGCACGACACTTAAAATGTCGCACACTAGAAACGTTGCGGGTTCGAATCCCGCTCCCGGCACTTTAACTAATAACAAAAAGGAAAACAAATGAGCAAAAACACTCTGGAATTTTACAATGTTGGAACTAAGGTTAAGTTGGCAGATGATGTTTATGGAAATATTATTACTGTTAGTATTGGCCCTAATCATTCAATCACTTATAAGTGTGGTTGGTGGAATGGTCGAACATATTGTACAGAGACTTTTAACTCTTCTGAAATAGAGGCTGTTGTTACTACAGAAAAAACTCGCATAGGATTTATTTAAAATGAACGAACACTCTAATCCTATTGAGTTTCTAATCGAATTTGCTTGGGCAAATGGTGCTGATCGTTTTATAGTCAACAACGCCAAAGATGAATTACGCAAACTAAAAGATAATAAGGATAACGAAAACCGCTGGATCAGTTGTGAAAAAGATTTGGCTAAACTCAGAGAAGAACACAACAAACTTCTTTCTGTTTTTAATTATCCAGTGGCTTATGGTCTTATAAATGACAGACACGATCTTTACGATTTGAGAATAATGGATAATCCTCATAATGCTGATGAAAAAGTTGTACCACTCTATTCTAATAGAGAAGAATTTTTAACCGGAGATTGGAAGGGATACAATCACTATGGTAAGTTTACCAAATAAGTTTTATCGAGGGGTAGTATACAGTGATCCTGACTTTAAACATCCTAATTTTCGTTTTGTTATAGTTGATACAGTAAAAGAAGTTCAGGATGAATATGGAGAGTGGTATCTAGATATTTTCCATGATTCCACAGAATTTCTAATGCACGATCATTCTTTAGGAAATGTTTTTTATGGAGTTTATGGATCTTATTGGATAGATATTCCAAAAGGCCCAATTAAACTGTGCGAAACTATAGACTTAACAGAGGCTATACATATTGCTCAGGAAATTATGGGATCACAAATTGTTGATAAAACCCATGATTAATCCTGATTATCTTATAGACTATAGTGATTGGTTTGACGAAGGTGGTTATTGTCAGGTTTATCCAATAAAAGACAAAAAAGATTTGGTATTCAAAGAGTTTCGTAATAAAAAGAAAGCACAAGAATCATACAAATATCATAAAAAATTAGCCAAATTCGATCTTGCACCAAAAATATATAGCAAAATTTGTAAATTAGAATTCTTTCCAGAAGAAGATCTTTATCAACCAGATCCTAGTGATTGGGGATACGTTACAGAGTTAGCAAAAACTCATCATGCTAATACTAAAATAAGCATGAAGGATATTCAACTTTTAGTAGATGAAATCTATAATAAGACCGGATTAAAATTTTGGGATTGTCACTGGTATAATGTTGGTTTAGTAAAAAGAGGACGAAAAAAGAAAGTGGTTTGTATAGATACCGGAAAAGAAAGTTTTGATGGTAATGCTAATGCTTGGGCAAATCCAGACCCAGGCCCAAAATGTTCGTACTGTGAAAAGTATGAATGTAAATGTTCTAGTTAGGTGTATTATTTAGTGAGATAGTATTTCCTTAAAATAGGAGAAAACAATGCCCAAAGATTTAGATGATATTTATAAGAAAGTAGATATTTCCGCTAAAGAATTAAACTCTTTGGGTAAAGATCAAGACAAAATACACAAAGAAGTATTAGATCTTAAAAAACAAATTAAAGATATTTCTTTTAAGGTAGATGCTATGCTAGAGATACTAAATAACTTCACTATTATGTTAGCAGAAGATGATGAAGATTTAGAAGAAAATTATGATTTTGATAATGATTCGGATGAATCTTGGGTTCCAAAGGAGGACGATTTTTGGGAAGATGATACCGACGAATAACTTTGATATTAATACCGCCTTAATTATATTTATCACATATTTTATATTGGATATGTTCTATGCTTATTATATTCTTTGCATAGAATCTAGACAAAATTTAATGTCATCTTTTATGGCCGGAATGATAACTTCTTTATCAGCATTTGGCGTGGTTAGTTTTAGCCAAAATATGACCTATGTTATTCCACTATTTTTAGGGGCGTTTGCAGGAACTTACTTTACAATGAAGTTAAAAGAAATCTTGCAATCCAGAAAGCGTAAGGTTGACAACGCGGAATGACGATGTATACTTGGAGCATCACAGGACACTTGGAGAAACAAAATGAAACTTGCAGATCGAACGGTTGAGGTTCACAGTGCTGGTATTAGTGCGTCGAATCAGTTTACGATTGCTCAAACCAGCAAAATGTTTAAGATTCTGTCGGATTCTCTTTATTCCGACAAGACTATGGCAGTTATTCGTGAACTTGCCACCAATGCTTATGATAGTCATATTAGTGCTGGCAATAAGAATCCTTTTAAGGTGACGTTGCCTACTGCTGCTAATCCTAATTTTGCGGTGCGTGATTATGGCACTGGTCTTAGTCAGGCAGATATGGAGAGTCTGTATACCACCTATGGGGCATCTAATAAGAATGATAGCAACGATTTTGTGGGTTGTCTTGGTCTAGGGTCTAAGAGTCCGTTTGCTTATACCAAGAGTTTTACTACTACTTCTTATTTTAACGGTACTCAATATACTTATATTGCGGCTATTGATGATACTGGTGTGCCTACGTTGAATCTTATTCATAGTACAGATACTAACGAGCCTAATGGTCTTGAGATTAGTTTTGCTGTTAAGCAATATGATTTCCAAGAGTTTAGTCAGAAGGCTGTTAGGGTTTTTCATTACTTTAAGAATAAGCCTATTATTGAGGGTGGTGTTCATTGGGATTTTACCAAAGAATATAGCCAGCGTAATGTGGTTATTGATGGTGATGGGTGGCGTGTTTGCCGACTCAATAATGACAATATGAAGTTTCCGAATAATTATCATCGTATTCAAAGCGGCATTATTGCTCTGATGGGTAATATCGCATATCCTGTTGAGGTTTCCCATCTTGTTGGTGAGGAAAAGGTTGAGACTCCAGATCATATTGCTAAGTGGAATCGTGCCTTTAATAAGGCCGACATTGCTTCTTGGAAGAGTTTCGTAGGTGAAATTATCAATCAGGGTCTTTATCTGGAACTTGATTTTGGTATTGGCGAACTTGAGATGGATGTTAGTCGTGAAGGTTTGCAGTATACAAAATCTGTTGTTAAGACTCTGCGTGAAAAGACCCAGGATATTTTCGTTGAGTTGAAGAAGAATTTCAGCGACAAGATCGCTACTGCTAAAACCAAGGTAGAAGCAATCCAGACATATTACCAGATGAATGATCTTGCTGGTGGTTGGGGTGTTGGTGCTAGTTGGACTGATGCTTCTGGTAAAGATCATAGCATTAGTTCTGGTCAGGATATTGAATACAAGTTGGACAAGGAAGAGAATCTTTATGTGTTCAATTATCGCACAGCAGGATATCGTTCTCGTCGCATGATTTATCTTACCAACCAAATTCATCATGACACTCTTACGGGCAAGGGGTATAATTACTGGAATACTAGCGGTAAGAAGAATGGCGGTATGAAGTTCTTCTGGTGCGATATTAGTGCTACAGAAACCGCTAAGAAGATCGTCACTAAGTATTGCAACACAAATGATTGTTTTGCGTATCTTTTGGTACACACAAAGGATCATACCAATGTGTCTAATGGCTTTAAAAGTCTAGTTAAGGATGTTGGAGAACATAACATTCTTAATGTATCAGACTATCGTGATCTTATTAAAAGTAGTCCTAAGAATCGTGGCAGCAAGGCCAGTAAGGGTAGTGTTAGTGATCAAGAAATCTTTTTGATTATTGGAGACACAAAAGATACCAAGAATCTTAACTATGATTACAATGATGCTACTTTTATGAGAAGTCTTAGCCAGACAAGGCTAGATGATCTTGAAGATGAGGATGAGATTGTTTATCTTCCTATTGTTAGGTATGGTATTGCCGATAGTATTTATCCAGAAATTCATAAACTGTGTGGGTACAAGGATTTTCTAACCGGGCATAAGGTAATTGACGATACCAATATCTATGCTATTAAAAAGAGCGTGGTTGATCGTTTAAAGAATGATGGCTATAACCTTGTGGATTTTAACACTTGGTTCAAGAAGAGGCTCCAGAAACTAAACGATACCAAATTTAAGAATATCTATCAGTTCAATCATCTTGTGCAACAGTGCAAGAACGAGTATAATAGCGATGATAAGATGTCCAAGAATTACAGGGAGGGTTATCTTGACAGACAATTTCTTTTCCATATTCTGAATGTTTTCGGGCTGGAATATGAAAAGTTTATCAGCAAGCGTAGCGTTGTTGATACTATTAATAGTCTAATGATTGTAGAGTTTTTCGCGGACACTATTCATCATGAAAGTTTTGATATTCTCAAATTCAAGAAGGATGATTATTACTCTCATATGACAAAGTTGTTGCACGATTTTGGGGTCAATGGTCTTGATAGTGCTAAGATTAAAGAGGCCAATGTAGTCTATAATCAAATCAACGCTATGTTGTGTGGTATTTATGACAGCGGAGTTGTTGGTGAATATCAAAAGATTTTCAAGCCTTCAACCAGCGGTCAATATGATTGTCCCAAGATGGCTGATCTGAGAAAAACGATTAAAGAGGAGGTTGACAGCAACCCGATGATGAAGTATATTATGTGTATCCATCCAGTGTCGGGCAATCTGAGAGAACTTAGGAATACTAATCCTCTCAAGCAACTTGATGCTGAACATTATTATGGTCATAGGTCTGATGAGCGTTGGCTTAATAAGATGGACGATAATCATGTTGAAGAATTGAAGTTGTCGTTTGGTCAAATTATTGGTTGATTTCACAGGAAACAGGAGAAATAACATGAGTGTTCCTTTTATGTGGGTTGATGGTAATCTTACGTTGGTTCTTAATAATAGAACCTATCAGGTTTTGCCGGATCATATTAACTACAAGATGATTCTTGAGGCGTTGCCTACCGCGACCTCTGATGAACTTCTTGATATTGTTGATGTTGAAAAGGCAGTTGCTACTTTTAGTGATGGTCTTGTGGAGATTAAGAACGGCCAAGTTACCTATGAGGGCGAGGTTGTTCATGGTAGTATCAGTAAGCGTATTCTGGAGTTTATGAGCAAGGGTCTGCCTTTTCAGCCTCTTGTTAATTTCCTGAATAATCTTATGGATAATCCTAGTATGCAGAGTCAAAAGGAACTCTATGATTTCCTTGAGCATGAACATCTGCCTATTACTGAGGATGGTTATTTCTTGGCCTATAAGGCAGTAAGGAGTGATTTTAAGGATAAGTATCGTGGAGTATTTGATAATAGTGTTGGTCGGGTTGTAAAGATGCAACGGGCTAAGGTTGATGATGATCGTGCTAGGGGTTGTTCTGATGGGCTTCATGCTGGTGCATTGAACTATGTTGCTGGTTATGGGTCTGTGGATAATGGTGATCGTATTGTGATCGTCAAGATTAATCCGCGTGATGTTGTTAGTGTTCCTAGTGATTGTAATTGTGAAAAACTTCGCACTTGCCAATACGAAGTTGTTGGAGAGTATCAAGGTGAACTAGTCAAGCCTCTTTATTCGGCTAACTTTTCAGAAGATGAGTATGCTGATTATGAGGATGATGAGGATTATGATCTCGACAGTGAATACTGGGATCAGTTTGACGATGAAGAAGATGAGGATGATGATGACTATGATTACAACTACGGTGGTAATCAGTACCCTGGCTGATTAATGACTCCGTAAAGGAGTCGGAAGAAAATGGGCCGCTGGTGCGGATACTAGTTAAGGGAGTGGTTCGATTCCACTACCATTTTTTAAAGAGGTTTACAATGCACGACCCATATGATGACGAAGATGATGGTTATGATGATGAACATTATGATAAAGACTATAATGATCAATATGATCCATATAAATTCTATTTTCAGTTCGACATGAGTAATACCCCATTGTCAGACTGGATTACTAAAATGATTAATGATATAGTAAATAAAGAAATAGACTTGGACAAGATGATAGTGTTTCCTGTGAATAGTTGGAATCCCAATACTGAGAGCAAGCCAAAACTCCAGTATTTGGGATCCAATTATAATAAAGAGCCTATATGGAAAACTAAATACTTTATATCCAACCCTCTTAATCAAGAATATAAAAAACATTTACAAAGCAATGCAGCACATTTTATTAAACAACCCAATTATTACAAGGGTTTGTTTGATATTTTAAATTAAAAGGAGTTTCTATGTCTGACTCAGAATGGTTTATTGTGCCTGATTTATCAGAGTTTACAGATAAAGCACGATCAATAGTCTATAATAATTTTGGCGTTTGGAACAATAAAACAGATATGGATATCCTTATAGATGATGTGGCTCAAAATGAAAAAGCGGAATTTGATAAAGTATTATCTCATCAAGAGAGTTTAGTAATAGTTAAAGAAAATCTGAAAAGAGAAAGAAATAAGATCACAAAAAAAATTAGATATATTCTAAACGATGATATATTTGCTGAGATAGTATATAAACTTAATGATAGGATGGTAAGTAATATTATTAGTGGTTTGGTTCAAAAGGGTTTAGTAGAAACTGCTTTTGATGAAGAGGCCAACGACTTTGTTTTTTGGGTGAAAAATGATCAAGAAGAAAAAGAAAAACCAGAAACCGATTGAAATAGATGCTCACTTCAAATATCGATGTCCAAAATCAAATTGCGGATTTGATCATTGGCTATCTTTAAAAGAGTGTCAAACAAAAGACTTTAAAATAGTTTGTGATTGTGGGTTTGTATTTAAGCCTAAAAAAATATCTAAGATTAAGATAGTTTATTCAGATATTAAGTTGGCGGACAACAAAGAACAACCCGCCAAGATTATAGAAAAACCTAAAATTCCTGTTGACTTTAAGAACGATTGTGGTAAACTATTGATTAGTTATGGTTTCACAAAAGAAGAAGCGATATCTTTATGTGAAAAAGCTTTTGAGAAAAATCCGGTTAACAGTTCTGGATTATTGATTAAATATATATTACAAAATTTGGAGCAATTAAATGTCAACAATTAAAAGGCCAACATCGTTCGACAACATTATCGGTCAGTCAGATGTTGTTACCAGACTCAAAATCTCTACGCTGGGCTGTAAAAAAACAGGTAGCGTCCTCCCTCATGTTTTAATTGACGGGCCTCCTGGCCTTGGTAAAACAACCATAGCGGGTGCTATAGCCACTGAGATGGACGTTAATCTATATACCGCAAACGCAGCAAATTTGCGTAGTGTTAAAAGTGTTCTGCCTTATCTGCTGCGTATGACAAAAAGATCAGTATTTTTTATAGATGAAATTCATAGGCTACCAAAACTAGTTGAAGAATTTCTCTATCCGGTCATGGAAGATTTTAAAATTAATATTGTTCTTGAAAAAGAGCCAGAAGAAATTGAAATTCCTGCATTTACTTTAGTAGGAGCAACCACTAGCGGAGGTAGTCTTAGTCAGCCGTTTTATGATCGTTTTCAAATCAAAGAACATCTATCTTTCTATACTGATGATGAACTAGCCAAACTAGCAGGATTGAATTCAAGTAGTCTAGGACTAGTCATACCAGAATCAGACCTTTTGGAAATTGCAAAAAGAAGCAAAGGAACACCAAGAATTCTAAATGCTAGACTACAATGGTATAAAAACTATAAGATGTGTAATGAAGCAGAATCTGATGTTCATAATATTTTTCAACTACAAGGAATTGACGAATACGGTCTAGATGTGTATGATAGAATGTATCTAGACATTCTTAAAAATAACAAAGGCAATCCGTTAGGTTTGAAATCCATTAGTTCTCTTACGGGCATAGCGATAGAGACTATTGAAAATAGTATTGAGCCATATTTAGTACGAAAAGGATTTGTACATCGCACCCAAAAAGGAAGAGTCATAGGTCAAATATGTTAAAAACAATATGCTTTACGTTTTGTCTTTTATTATTTTCAACAACTATCATTGCTAATGATGGCTTTATTTTATCCTCTATGGAGGAAACACAAAAACTTTCTAAATTAACAAACAAACCTGCACTAGTAATATTTGGTGCAGACTATTGCAAGTTTTGTCAGATACTTAAACAAGATATCTTGACTAATCAATTAAGTCCAAGCATAAATGAATATATTATATGCTATATTGATGTAAAAGATAATCTTAATCTAAAAAACAAATATAAAATATCTTCTATACCCGACTCTAGAATATTTATTGATAACGAACAAGTGTCTAAAACCACGGGCTATTCAAAAGACACATATAAAAAGTGGTTAAATAATGATCGATAATAATTCTATAATAATATTAGTCATTATTATTTTAATTATTAATTCGTTTTTTATAGGATACTTATTGGGTCGATCTGTCAGTACAAAGGGTGTATCAAATAATAATACCAAATCATTTTTTAAACGAGAACACGAGAAACTAAACACAAATAATCCTATTTCCATAGACGATAAAAAATTCGTTGCTGATATCAAAACAGATGGATTAGAAAAAAAATATGATTCATTAGGAGATATTAAAAAGAGTGAAGAAAATATCTCTAATTCTGTAAACAAACTTAAAAACCTAAAGAGGTAGTACAATGTCAAAAGGCTTAGACGTAGGAACAAGTTACATAGTATTGTCTTCAGAACAAGATGGCAATATAGAGTATAAAGACTTTAGAGATGCTTTCTATATAATTAAACCTACCACTCCCGTAGCAACCAAAATGATCGAAAAAGGTTTAGCTGGAAAAACATTTATCAAAGATAGTGACGGATCGTTTATTATCTTAGGAAAAGACGCTATAGAAAAAGCAGTAGAAAGAAATGATGTTGCAAAAAGACCCATGTATAGGGGTGTTGTCTCAGCAAAAGAAAAAGACGCAAAAAGAGTACTAGCATTTATTTTAAAAGAAGTAGTCGGAACATCCTCAGAGTCAGGAGAAAAACTTGTATTCTGTGTTCCTGCACAACCTGTTGATCAAGAAGACGAAGATTTTGATGTTGGATACCATGAAGATGTTGTTAAAAGTGTTTTAGCAGAATGTGGTTATGATGCTAGAGCAATTAATGAAGCAGAGGCTTTGTGCTACTCAGAATTAGAGGGCGATGATTATACTGGGATAGCAATTAGTTGTGGGGCTGGTATGACAAATGTTTGTGTTATGTTAAACGGTGAGCCAACAGTAGTCTTTAGTACCACAAAGTCAGGCGATTGGATTGATCGTATGAGTGCTGTAGCCACAGGAGAAACGGATAGTGTTGTACAGGCTGAGAAAGAGGGTGGTCAATTTAAAATTGGAGAACCCAACAACAATCCTGTCCTTGCTGCGGTATCTGCATATTATGAAAGACTAATTGATTATACTACAAAACAATTATCCTCAGCATTAACAGGACATAAGTCTTTACCAAAATTTAAAGATCCTCTCAAAATTGTTGTTGCTGGAGGAACCTCTCAAGCACAAGGATATATAGAATTATTCACACAAAAACTAGCAGAAAATAACTTCCCTCTTGTAGTCAAAGAGGTCGTCCACGCTACTGATCCACTTCATGCTGTTTCTAAAGGATGCTTAATAGCGGCCAAAGTATTATAATATAATAATATATTCAGTGTATTTAAATAGGATGTTCAGCCTCTAATAATTACGGAGGATGGTATGCTTAAAAAGATTATATTCTGCATCTTATTTATTAATTTATCAACAATTTTTGCTGGAACAACAGACCCCAATACTCCAGATCAAAAGTATGTGGATTATGCCAAAGACTTTTATTATGTAGGTAAAATATGTGGATCTTATGAAGACGGCACTAGATTTTGTGCATCTGCTGTAGCAATAGATGATCATCATATATTAACTGCTGCTCATGTTGTAAAAAATAGTGTTTCGTGTTCGGTTTCTTTTGATGATAAAAAATATAACATAATTACAATGACTATACATAAAGATTTCAATGAAAATAAATTTGGAACAGCAGATATTGCTATAGGATATTCAGAAAAATCGTTTGACTTAAAGTTTTATCCACAATTATACAATAATAATGATGAAATTGGCAAAGTGTGCTGTATTTCTGGATATGGTTTAACTGGTACATTTAAAACTGGAGCACGCTTATCTGATCAAAAAAAACGAGCAGGATCAAATATCATAGATGATATAGAAGATGATATGCTTATTTGTAGTCCTTCTTATCCTCAAGATTCTAATAGAACTTCATTAGAATTTTTTATAGCTAGTGGAGATAGTGGTGGTGGTCTTTTTATAGATAGTCGTTTGGCCGGAATAAATTCTTGTGTGATGGCTATTGACAGATCGCCCAAAAGCAAATATAATGAACAGTCAGGCCATACTAGGATTCAAAAATTCATCTCTTGGATTGAAGAAAACAAAATTAAAAAACAAAAATGAAAGACTTTGATAGTTTTGATAGAAAATCTTTTCGTAAAGAAAAATTAGATAGCAAAAAAAAAGATAGAAAATTATCTAGCGATTTTAGCGAAGAGCAAAGAATTAAAAGATTAAATAAACAAAATCTAAAGAAAAAAATTCAGGAAATAGCAGAAGAAGAAAAATGGGAAGACTGGGAAAATGAAATACATTGAGGAAATTTATTCTGGAGATTGTTTTGAATTTAAAAATAAACAATATTTATTAACACATGACTTTAAAAAAAATGGTCAAAGATTATGTTATTGTTTATTAGACGGCACAGGAGAATGGTTTGAGCCTTCTGTTATGGTTGAGATATTTCCTATATATGGACTAGACAATAACAATAATACATATCCTATTAAACCAACACCGAAATCGTCAGATGTTATCTAGATTAAAAATATTTGTCTCGTCATTATTCTGGCATATTGCTAGAGGATTGCCAAAAAGTGGAAAACAAAATATCTTAGCAAGATATGACATTTGTAAACAATGTGAATCTTATAATCGTCAATACAAAATTTGTAATGAATGTGGATGTAATATATCTAATAAAAGTATTTTTTTAAATAAATTAGCTTGGGCTGATCAGGAATGTCCTTTAGGAAAATGGGGTAAATATGCAAAAGATAAATAAAAAACATATATTTTATATTAAAGATAATTTATTTGACAATATTATTAATAAAATTCAAACTAGTCAAACTAGTCACACAATTATAGTTCCTCATGTATGTAATAATATTAATCTTTTTGATGCTGGATTTGCTGGTCAGATCTCTATTAGATATCCTGTAGTCAAAGCAAATTTTCACCTTTTAGGTAAGGATGCTAAATTAGGCTATACGCAATTTGTTAAAGCGTACGAAAATACCAAAAAAGAAAGTGAAATTGTTTTTGCTAATATGATTAGCCAAAATGGTACTATCGGAGCTTTAAATAAACGTCCATTAAATTATGCTTTCTTAATGCGTTGTATGCTTGATGTTAAACAATTTATTCAAAATAAAACTAAAGAAGATACAGAACAAATAATAGAAATACATTGTCCAAAATTTGGTAGTGGTTTAGCAGGAGGTCAATGGTCTTTTATTCATCAGCTAATAATAGATATATGGAAAAATATTCCCGTCTATGTTTATGACTATGACAATAGGAATAAAATATAATGCAAGATCTTATGACACAACAAGATATCTATAAGGAATTAGATTTTTGGAAAAATTATATACAGCCATATAAAAATTTTAAACATAAACAATATTATATAGATTTTTTTCCATTTTCAGAAATTACTGGACATTGTTTAGAAATTGGTTGTGGAGGATCTCCCTTTGTTACATATGTGGATAATCCTATATCTAATATAGATTTATCTTTGGTCGATCCTCTAATAAATCAAATAGCAGAACTGCCTAGATATGACTTTTTAAAAAATTATCATATTTTTAATTGTAGTCTACTAAATTTTAGTACATTAGAAACATACGACTATATTATTTGCTTAAATGTTTTAGATCATTTTCCAAAATATCATACTAATTTTATAGATAAAATAAAAAGTCTTTTAAAGCCTCTCGGTAAATTATTTTTATATTATGATATTAGAAAAGAGAATAAAGATGATCACTATAGTATTGATCACAATATAATTTATCAACATATTCATAATAATTTTTCTATAGTTAAAGAATCTTTAGCTATTAATCCAGAACATAAAGATTGGTCTACAGTATATATGGGATACAGAGCTGTTTTAGAAAATAAACTGGACCACAAATGAATTATTTACTCGATTGCGGTACTCATTTTTTTCAGGGATTAAACAAACTAAATGATATCTATAGGTTTGACCATACTTGGCAGATTTATTGTTTTGAGGCTAATCCTATAACATTTATAAAATCAAAAAAATATTATCCATCTTTTCCAAATATAATACATGAAAATTTGGCTGTTTCTATAAACGAAAATGAATGTATAGTAAACTGCGACATAAATAATAATGATGAATGTGGTCAGGGATCAAATATATTAACATCACCACCTAATAAAGATATCGTATACAATCACTTGTTCAATTTTATGCCATATAAAGTGAAAAAATTTGATATCTGTAAATTTTTACAACAACTAAATAACATAGAACAATTAATTATTAAAATTGATATTGAAGGAGAAGAGTTTAATGTAGTCCCACATATTTTAAAACACTTTAATTGTTCACTCATCAATACTATATATATAGAATTTCATGAGAGATTTTTTATAGAAGAAATAGAGACTTATCAAAAATTAAAAATAAAATATAAAGAGTCTTTATCCAAACTTGGTTGCCGCGTGATAGAATGGGAATGAATAATATATGAAACTCTACACTCTATATACCGATTCTCATGCTGTTTTATTAAATAATTTTTTTCTTCCTTCTGTTAAGAAAGTAAAAAACATAGAACTAATTATTGAACATAAACCACAAGACTGTGCATCTGGACAATATATGCAGAATGGTTGGCTGACAACCATGAAACATAAAGTTCAATATCACATAAAAGCCTGTCAAATATATGACGATGAAATATTTATATATTCTGATTGTGATGTTATTTTTTTAAATAAAAATTTAGTACAATCTATAATTGATGAAATGGGAGATTGTGATATAGCTTGCCAAAACGATGTTGCCCTCTACAATAATAGAGATACTTGTTGTGCTGGGTTCTTTGTTTGTAAAACCAATAATAAGACTGTACATCTTTGGCAAAGTATTTTAGAACACATGAATAGTTTACCAACAAATACAAACGAACAAGATCAGTCTTTATTAAATCACTATTTAGATAAAATTGATATTAAATATAAAACATTATCTCATAAATTTTTTACATTAGCAAGACATAAACCAGAACTATGGGATCAAAAAAATAACTACTTCGACTTTACTATACCTGATGATATTATTGCATACCATGCTAATTGGACACATGGCATAGAAAACAAAATTGCTCTTTTAAATTATGTACAATCTAAAATAAAACAATAATTATGAATATATTAATTACAGGACATAAAGGATTCGTTGGAAAATATTTTGTTACAAAATATGCTAATCATAATATTGTAGGAATCGACATCAAAGATGGTAACGATGTTAGAGATTTTTTCAAAAAAGATTTTTCTGCTTTTGATTTGGTTATACATCTTGCGGCTATTGTAGGAGGCAGACAAACTATAGAGGGATCTCCAATATCTGTTGCTATTGACTTATCGATTGATGCTGAGTTTTTTAGTTGGTGCTTAAAGGCTAAACCTAAACATATAATATATTTTTCTTCATCAGCAGCATATCCGATTAAATATCAATATTCTAATTCTAATATTAAGCTATCTGAAGATTTGATAGATTTAGATAATGTAGAATCTCCAGATCTTACTTATGGATGGGCAAAATTAACTGGTGAATATTTAGCTAAATTTGTAAGTCATGAAATTAATACTACAATTTTTCGCCCATTTTCTGGGTATGGTTCTGACCAAGATTTGTCCTACCCTTTTCCTTCTTTTATTAAAAGAGCATATGAAAAACAAAATCCTTTCGAGATATGGGGTGACGGAACACAAGTTAGAGATTTTATACATATTCAAGACATTGTGGATGCTGTTGATGTGTGTGTTCAAAATAAAATTACCGGCACTTATAATCTTGGATCTGGCATACCTACTTCTTTTAATGATTTAGCAAATCAACTATGTGATATAGTTGGTTACCAGCCCTATATCCTGCATAAACCATCTGCTCCTACTGGTGTAATGTATAGGGTTTGTGATCCAACTAAAATGCTAAATTTTTATAAGCCAAAAATTACTTTAGAACAAGGTATTAATTTAGCTTTAAATTCTATATGAGAGTAGCCCATCGTCTAGCAAAGAAATGTCAATCTGATAATTTGATTAATTTATCCGTTTCTTTTACAAATGCAGACATTTTAAATGATCATATTATTGATGTATTTATCAATAAAAATATAAACATTACAGATAAAAGCATATTGGTTTTGTCTTTAGTTAATAATTGTGGGAATAGTATATACTATATCGATAAATTTATTCAAGAACTATCAGAAGTATTTAATAATATTAAATTTTGTTTTTTTTCTAATAACAATAAAGACCCAACACATAAAATCTTAGATAATTTAGAACAAGCTTATAAAAATAATGTTTATATTATAAGACATAAAGATGAACCTATCTCTATTGTAGATAGAATTTATAAATTTGCAGAATATCGTAATATTAATTTTATAGAAGCAATTAATAAGTTTGGTACAGATTTTGATTATTTAATAGTTTTTGATTCTGATTTATCTGATAGTATTCCGATTCAACCTATAGTTGATAGTCTAAAAATAGAAAACATAGATTGGTCTTGTATAACTGGGAACCATTGTTATAAAAATTCTTCCTATTATTATGACGATCTAGCATTAAGATTTATTAATGATCCTATCAATATAAGAGACAAATATAAAAATTTTGATATTTTTTATGGAAAATCTGAATACTGGCTAGATAATTTATATCTAATGAACAATTGGATTAAAGTTAAATCTGCTTTTGGTGGTCTTAGTATTTATAAAATGCCAGAAGTTTTAGATATTTTTCATACCCATCATCATTTATATGATATGGAAAACCTACCAGAATATACTGCTGAGCATATAGCTCTAAATCTTAAACTTACCAAAGATATTTTAATTAATCCTAATATCAAATATACCAATACTGTTAACATAGAGGGAAAAATGTATAATCATCCTATAGCTTTTGTTCCTAGAGATGCTGGATTCTTTTCTGTATTTAATTTCTATGTGGGGTGTCTAACTCAAGGAGGTAGGTCATATCCCCTATGGAATAAACAAGAACTACTGAATATGCATAGAACTAATGATCATTTTGCATACTGGACAGAGAATTTTAATTGTTGGTTCGATTATTTTGAGCCTGTTGAATTTTTTGCTAATGATACAACACATATATCTCAAGAATATTTAAAACTACCAAGATATTCTGGTGAACAAGGACCAGAGGAATTTAGAATACCAGATAAAACTAAACAATTATTAAAGGGAGATAAAGAAACTTTTAAACAATGGCGAATCAATGTTCATAAGTTTTTCAAAACCTTTGTAAAGTTCAAACCCGAAATTGTCGATAGTGTCAATGAAATTTGGGACGATAATTTTGGTGATAGTCAGAACATTATCGGGATCCATTATAGACATCCAAGCCATTTTATAGAGAGTGGTAAAATATATTTAGAAGACTATTTCTCTAAAATAGATACTATTCTAAAAGAACATCCTAGATCAAAGATTTTTTTAGCGTCTGATAGTCAATTTGGTATTTATTCTTTTGTAGAAAGATATGGCAATAGGGTTTTTTATATCCAAGATATTGATAGATTAAGCATGGCGGAGTTTTTACAGTGGGCTTTTGGATTAGCCGACGGTAAGGCGGATCATGTTGGTTTTATCAACGGGAAAGGATACGAACTTCACCATAAACGAGTAGGCAAAATAGATAATAAAAAAATGACCACCGATCTTCTCAAAGAAGTTCTATGTTTATCCCGTTGCAATCAAATTATTAATAATATTTCTAATATTCCATTAGCTATTAGCTATATAAATCCGGAGGTTGAAATTATCACACTATGAACATACAGGAACTATTACCTCCATCAGCAGAATTTATAGATCGATATAATAATAATATTGAGCTTGGTAAATCTTTTCTAAAAGATAAAAAAATAGTTATTATTGGTTTGGCCAGAAATATAGCAAATAGTATCGAGGATTCATTATCAAAACTAGTAGACTTTGCACAAAATGCTAAAGACTATAAAATTATTATTTTTGAAAACGATTCAAGTGATAATACACGCGAGATATTAGAGAATATAAAAAAAGATAATCCTAATATTATAACTCTTTATGAAACCCATAATCGACCACAGTTTGGACAGGTACAAGATACAGAGCGTACTATGGCTTTGGCAGAATATAGAAATACTCTAAGAGAGTACATCAATACGCATCTGCTAGACTACGATTACGTAATTGTTTCTGATATGGATTTTATTGACTTCAGCGACCTAGGCTGCTATAATTCTTTTGGCTGGTTGGCTCGTCATACAGACACAATTGATGCTGTAGCGGGTAATTCTTTTGAATATAAAAACGTAACATTGGCTAATCAAAAAAGTTTATGGAACTACGATAGTTGGGCATTTAGATATACATGGTGGAATCAGTTGCCTGTTTTAGATTCTATGACTTATAGTGGAATGTTATGGTTTGGATTTTTTATTATGCCGGTTGGTTCTACAATAATTCCTGTAAATAGTGCTTTTGGTGGTATGACAATATATAAGACGCATCAATTTGTTCAGGGTACTTATGATGGTTATGATTGCGAGCATGTGTGTTTTCATTATAGTTTAAAACAAAAAATACCATCATTTCAGCTGGTATTAAACCCTTCTCAAACAATGGTATTTAAAGAATGACAATCGTTTTATCTTTAGCAATAATTATTGGCATTTTAAATTGTATGAAAACTATTTCGGATACAAGATTAGGATATCTTCCAGCCGTCAAACCTTCGAAAAATTTAATCAGTTTTACTTTTTTAAATGAATAATCGTCTACACAATCAAAGAGTTTATCTCGCTGGTGCTATGGACAGAGTTGCTGATCGTGGTACAGGTTGGCGAGATAGTATAACTCCATTCTTACAAAGTTTAGAAATTGTGGTATTCAATCCGATTAGTAAGCCTACAGATATTGGATTAGAAGATCATGATACTCATCAAATCAAAACTAAGCTCAAACAAATGGGCAGATATGACGAATTAGCTGCTATGATGAAAACTATTCGTAGTGTAGATTTACGTCTAGTAGATATTAGTGATTTTTTAGTAGTCAATCTAGACTTAGATATTCATCCATGCGGCACATACGAAGAAATTACATGGGCCAACCGACAAAAAAAACCCATTATCATACATATGGTCCAAGGTAAGGGTCATGCTCCAGATTGGTTGTTTGGAATGATTCCTCATCAAATGATTTTTTCCAACTGGGATGAAATCAAAAACTATCTAAATCATATTAACAATTCAGAAAATATAGACACACATAAAAGGTGGTATTTCTTCAATGCAAAAAATAATTAACGAAACAAAACTAGATTTTGATGACGTTTTGATTAGGCCAAAACGATCTACTCTGAATAGTCGAGCAGAAGTAGATTTGGTTCGTACTTTTAAATTTGCTCATAGTCCACGACAATTAAATTGTGTACCGATTATGGTGGCAAATATGGATACTGTTGGTACATTTGAAATAGCTAAATCGTTATGTAAACAGCAAGCTATCACCTGTCTGCACAAACATTATAAAACAATAGATTATGTTGCATTTTATATTGATCATAGCATAGTTAATAAAAATCTTGCTTTTTATTCTGTTGGCACAAGTCAGAAAGATATAGAAAAAGTAATTGATGTATTTGATCAAATTAAAAGACTTGGCTTTGAAACACCAAATATTTGTTTGGATGTTGCTAATGGATATACTGAACAATTTGTAAAAACGGCTGCTCATATTAGAAAATTATTTCCAGAAATTATTATTATGGCTGGTAATGTTGTTACTCAAGAAATGGTCGAAGAACTAATTATTCATGGAAAAGTCGATATAGTCAAGGTCGGTATAGGGTCAGGCAGTGTTTGTACCACTCGTTTAAAAACGGGCGTCGGATACCCTCAATTGAGTGCTGTGATGGAGTGTTCGGATGCTGCTCATGGTCTTGGTGGGCATATTTGTTCTGACGGAGGCTGTAAAATAGTCGGAGACATTTGTAAGGCTTTTGGTGGTAATGCTGATTTTGTAATGTTGGGTAGTATGTTTGCTGGTGCTGATGAGTGCGAAGGAGAATGGAAATACGAATGGAAAATGAGAAGTGGTGGATGGCAACCTTTTGACCCACAATCTCCTGATGTTGAAAAACGCAAAGTATCATTACAATATTATGGAATGAGTAGCAAAAACGCTATGGATAAACACCATAACGGAGTTGCAGAATATAGAACAGCAGAGGGTAAGTGTGTCATAGTACCATATAAAGGAAAAGCAGAAGAAATATTACAAGACATTTATGGTGGTATGCGTAGCGCGTCCACATACATAGGAGCCACAAAAATAAAAGACTTTGGAAAAAAAACAACATTTATTCAAGTAAACAACACACACAATAAAATTTATGAAAAAAATTAATTTAAACTGTCCAATTAACGGTACGGGCTATGGTATAACATCTCTTAATATAGCCAAAGCATTAGTGTCTCTAAATATAGATTTATGTTTATTTCCTATAGGATCTAAGATAGAAGTAAATTCATTATTAGATGCGGAAATTATCAAAACATTGATGAAAAAAAATGAGTTCTTCCCATACGAAGCTCCGTGTTTAAAAATTTGGCATCAACACGATTTAGCTACTAAAATCGGTAACGGTCATTATTATACTTTTCCATTTTTTGAGATAGATACTTTATCCAAAAAAGAAATTCATCATTTAAATTGTAGTGACTATATATTTGTAGCTTCTTCTTGGGCCAAAAATATATTAATTAATAATGGAGTTAAAAAACCCATCTACACTGCGCCGCTCGGTGTTGATATGAATATTTTTTATGAACCAAACAAAATTAAAGTAGAACAAGAAAATTATATCTTTTTTCATATAGGAAAATGGGAACACAGAAAATCTCAAGATATTTTATTAAAGACTTTTGATCAAGCATTTTCAGATAAGGATAATGTGGAACTAAGACTTGTTCCATTCAATCCGTTCCTGTCTGAGCAAGAAAACGATTATTGGTTTAATTTAGTAGATGCTTGTAAACTCAGAGATAAAATTAAAATATTTGGTAGACTGCCTACTCAATACAATTTGGCTGAATTTATATTTCATGCAGATTGTGGTGTTTTTATATCTAGAGCAGAAGGTTGGAATAACGAGGTTATAGAAACTATGGCTATGAATAAGCCGGTGATTACAACAAACTACTCAGCCCACACAGAGTATTGCAATGATAAAAATTCTTATCTTGTCAATATAGATCGACTAGAACCAGCAAATGATGGAAAATGGTTTCATGGCGAAGGTAAATGGGCAGAATTGGGCCAAAATCAAATAGATCAAACAGTAGAATATATGAGATATGTGTATAATAATCGTATAGACTCTAATCCAGAAGGAGTAAAGGCTGCTGAAAAATACTCATGGACTAGAACAGCAGATATTATAAATCAAACTTTTATAGGGAATAATAGCTATTATGCCAATACCAAAACCAGAAAAAAACGAAGATAAACAAAAGTTTATACAACGTTGCATGAGCAACGATACAATGAAAAAAGATTACCCCAATAATAGTCAAAGAATAGCAGTATGTTTAGGTCAAACAACAAAAAATAAAGGGTCTATATTATCTTCAGTATTAGATATTTTGGGTTTTTCATTTGGTGAATATTGTGAAGAATGCGGATCTGAAGAAAATTTGACTATTGCTAATTTAATTATTCCGTCAGAAGAAGACTATGTTGATTTTGGCGAAGATGTTGAAGAATTTGATGTTACAAGTATTGCTAAAACTAAATACGAATATTTAGATCCAGATACGCAAGAAACATTTTATTTTGATCAAAAGAGAAACTACAAAAAAAATAATAAATATTTAAGATATGTCGGAGAAGCCAAAGGTTCAGAATATCAAGGTAGAAAAGTAACATTAAATAAACCATTTAGAACACCTGACGGCCCTAAAAAAATGAGTGTCTATGTAAAGAATGAAAAGGGCAATGTCGTAAAAGTAAACTTTGGTGATCCAAATATGAAAATTAAGAAAAATATTCCAGAAAGACGCAAAAGTTTTAGAGCAAGACACAACTGTGATAATCCTGGACCAAAATATAAAGCCCGTTATTGGTCATGTAAGGCTTGGTAATGAATTTAAGCTATTTCTTATCAAAAGATAAAATCGATTCTATCGGTTATGAGACTATATATCTAGAAAAACCAATTTCCAATCTTATAGATTTTGAGTGGAAAAATATTCTAGCTGCTCCTCCTAAAAACACTAGCGAAACAACAACAAAGGAATTACTACTAATAGCAAAGTCTACAAAAAATAGATCTGTTAAAGATATCGAGTTAATTCATAATGTTGACCAAAACCTAGATGAGCCCTTTATATTACTGCTCAATAAATATAATATAAAATATCCACAAAATTATATTGATCTATTTTATGATATAGTGCATCCAGTATTACTTAACACCAAAAGTTATTGGAATAGAGCAAGACCCAACCAATTAGCCAAATATTTTAATATGACTATTAATGTATTAGTAACAGACACCCACCACACAGCAGCATATCCTTCTGGACATACGGTGTATAGTAACTTAGTGGCTAATATACTTAAAGATTTGTTTCCACAAATTAACACAAAAGAATTAGACCATATAGTAAATGAAACAGCACGAGCCAGAGTATTACAAGGAGTTCACTTTTCTAGCGATAACAAAGCGTCCATAATTTTTAGCGATTACATGTTCCAAAAACTACATCCAAAACTAAGGAAATATTACAATGACACGATTTAATGATATTCTTAACGGAATTAAGAGCGCTGTTGATAATACTAAGGCTCAAACAGATATTTATCCAGAAAACGAATATGAAGATAATAGATTGAGTTTAATTTCTAATGATGATATAGAAATGAAAGACGAAGATTCGTCTGATATGAATGAATATAAACAAAGTTACTATGATATGAGTGTAGGCTCCTTAAGAGCGATCATGAACCACGCAAAAGACATTCTAGACTATCTAGATAGCCCTATGGTAAAAGAAAATTTGACCGCGCCACACTTACAAGGTATAATCGCCGTAGCAGAGGATCATATGAGAGGTATCCACGATTTTGTAATGTTTGTGGAAACAGATGACGATGACTATGAAGAAACAGAGTCCGAAGTCAAAAACATTCCAGACCAAGAAAAAAAACGAAACAAGGTAAAAATTTCAGATTTACCACATTATGAATACCAATATAAAAAGTATCCCGGTGTCACAACAACTATGGGCGAATCTAAAAAGCCAGGATTATGGGAAAATATCAGAAAGAAAAAAGAAAGAGAAGGAAAAAAATATCGTCCAGCCAAACCCGGAGACAAAGATAGGCCAGATCCAGAATCTTGGAAACAAGCACAAAAATAAACTTGTATCATTGGACTGATATTTAAAAATGCTTGATTTAGAGGATATTATATATTTGGAATGGCTATTTAATAGGCTTTTATATAAATATCAAGATAATCCAATTTATATAAATAAAGCCAAAAACACTCTTCAAAAAATAAAAAACCCACAAATAGACATAACAGATATAGAGCTAAACAAGATACTTGCTAAATATTTTATAGACTTTAATCTCGATAAAGAAGATAATATAGGATATAACAACGAAGATAGGATTCGATTAAGACTTACTATTAGATCAATAATAGAAGATATTATTAGTAATAATATTCCGGACAATACTCAGATTCTCATTAACTAAATAAAGGATAATAAATGCTATTACAAATGAACGGCATAGGCAAACAAAAAATTACATATAAAGATCATACAAATATTACTTTTGATAACTTAGACGATTATCTCATATTAGCAAAAAAAGCAATATCAAAATTCTCCCATCCTATGTCAAAAAAAATGCTTAAAGATGAAGATGCTATATCTTTAGTTGCTAATGCCATTATGATGGCAGATTGGAGATGGGATGAAAACTACCAAAGTAAACAAGGAACTAAAAAAACAAAATATTCCTACAGAAACCAATGTGCTATTTGGGCAATTCAAACCTATTTATCGAAAGAGTATCAAAAGAATAAAAAATATGATAAAATCTATTCTTTAGATTATGTTTCAGAGTCGGAGGATAGTATCGCTCATAACCTAGTTGAAGATAAAAAAAATTTAACACCATATGAAATTGCAATCAAAAACGAAAAAGAAGATAATACTAGTGGTCTGGTAGAAATAATCTTGAGCCTTGATTGTTTGTCTGATAGACAAAAAGACTATCTTAAATTATACTTTTTAGAATCAGAGACTTTTGAAAATATTGGGAAAAAATACGGCATTACAAGAGAAGCTGTGAGACAAGGACTAAATAAAGCTATATTAACAATAAGGAGTCATATCAGTGAATTCTCAATATAAAATTATCATACATCCCATAGTACTAACAACACAAATAGAATTAAACAAGCAATATGTATTATCTGGCTCAGATAAAGAGTGGAAGCCTATAACTTTCAATCTAGATGAAAGCATCTTAGAAGATATAAATTATAAAATTATTGAAAAAATGAAAACATATATTTTCGTAAACGAATTAGAACTTTTACCACAACTGATAAATATTAAAAAATCTATCACAGAAGATAATGCAGTAGATATTATCTACGGCTTCGTGGTTGGTTTTACTAATAATATAAATAATTGTTTTTGGCTAGAATTTAATGTATTAGAAGAAAAAGAATATAGTAATCTAATATTAGAAGTAATTCAAAAGCTAAATTAAATTATGTTCAACTTTTTTAAAAAAAATAATAAACCAATAGAAGAAACCGATAAAACTAATGCTATTACTATATTATTAGAAAATACAGATCCTTATATTCATATTTCTATTATGAATACAGATAAAGATAGTGTAATAAATTTAGCTAAGGTATTATATCAATTAAATACGGGACAATACGCTACTCACATGATGAATATTTTATTAGAGCTAAGCAAAGAGGATGCTCACATAGCTTTATTTGTTTCTCAAGTTATGACAGATTGGGTTTATCAAATAGAAGCCCAAAGAACAATAAATGAACCTTATGTCAAACCAACAGCTTTTGGTAATAATAAATAAACTATGAATAAAATTATATGGGAAAAATGGAACGATCCGTTTGGAGAAAATTTAGATGAAGTCAAATGGAATAGTTATGATAACGAAGAACTAGACGAAGAAACAGAATTTTTAGATAAACAAGTTATACAGAATGCTAAGCCTATAAAAGTGATAGCAACTCCTGCGGGATTAATTCCATATAACGAACATACCGCATCTAGTAAAATTTTTAATTTTTGGGTAGGACATACTAATTTTAATATTTCAAAAAATATAATGGAGACCATAGAAAATTGTGAAGGGGTAGAATTATTAGATGTTTTTACCAGATATAGATTTAGAATAGCTGTTGGAAAATGTTTTACAGATAATGAGGTAATGGCAAATATTACAGAAAAAATCAATGGGAACAGATAACGAACAACCTAGTATTCTACATGATATTCATGACTATAGTATAGATGTAGAAAACAGAGAAATATATTTGCATTCATATTTTTCAGATGATGATAATAATGAACCCGGTGTTGATTACAGGTCAGCCATAACTTTTGAAAAAAATCTTAGATATCTTAATCTATTATCATTAGATCCTATATTAGTTCATATGCACTTGCCAGGAGGAGATTGGCAAGATTGTTTGGGTATATATGATAATATTAAAAATAGTAAAAGTCCTGTCTGTATAGTGGCCTATGCTAAGGTCGAATCTAGTAGTACGGTTTTATTACAAGCGGCCGATTTACGCATTCTTAGCGCTAATACTAATTTTCTAGTTCATTACGGCTCTATTAGTGTGGATAATGAACACAAAGCAGCATTAAGTATGATACAATGGAGCGAAAAAGAGAGCGAAAAGATGATAGATATCTTTACTGAAAGGTGTATGAATAGTAAGATTTGCAAAGAAAAAAATTGGAAAAAGATGATGGTTAAAAAACACATCATCACACAACTTGCCACAAAAAGAGATTGGATTCTAACATCTGAACAAGCTGTTGATTATAATTTTGCTGATGGTGTTTTGGGTAGTAAAAAATTTCCTAATATAGACTATATCAAAAACTATATGAAAAAATTATAAAATGTATATTGATTTTGCTATTATCGACACAGACATTAATGATACTCAAGCAAAAGATATCATTAAATATGTTATAGATAATAATTGTGTTAATAGCATTACAATTCCTTACTATTTTGGCAAGCTTATTAAACCATATATTAATAATAACGGTTGTGATTTTTCTTGTTTTATAGATTATCCTCTAGGAATATCAGATTCTAAAACTAGAATTTTTGCTGTGGATCAGGCTATTAAAAGCGGATTTAATACCATAGATGTTTGTGTGCCGCAAAATTTAGCGGCCAATAGAAAATATGATAAAATTAGAGAAGATATTAATTCTATAGTTGAAATTGCTAAAGATAAAAATGTCAATATTAGATATATTTTAGAGTACAGAAAATTTGACCACTTTTGTCTAAAAAAAATATGTGAAATTTTTGAAAATCTAGGTGTAAAGTATGTATTTCCATCCACCAGTTATTTTCTAGATAATTTAGCGGACAATATTTTAGCTTCTATATTTTTATATAACAATTCTAAAGATTTAAAAATTATATGTACTGGTAATGTTTGGACAGATAAACATTTTGATACTATGATTAAATCTGGACTATTTGGATTTAGGACAACCTCAACCCACACCCTAAACAATTTTATCAAGTTCAATTTAACCAAACAAAAAAAATAGTGGTGTATAGATAATTATCCATCATTCTATAGTAACTTATACGGAGTAAAA